ACTCTTCAGCGCATAGAAGCCGGAAACAACGCTGGCCGCGTCAAAGGTGCCCGTGCTGGCGGTAGAGGTGGTGGTATAGGAAGCGACGATGGTCGCGTTGGTCAAGAGCCCCTCGGGCTGGCCAACGGCAGAACCGCTGACGAACGCGGTCCCCTCCAGAACACCGAAAGACTCAGAGAATTCCGCGGCGAGCTCGCCTTCGAGATTGAACGCGGAATCTTCCAGGTCCTGGAAACTGACGTCCTTGAAAGCGTACATCTCGTGCGGGGTGGACTCAACCATCCCGTAGGCCGGGCCGGTGCTCTCGGTACGGGTGCCCTGCTCGGTGGTCCAGGCAGCGGTCACGAGCGTTGTCCGTTTGGGAATCTGGACTGACCTGTAGCTGGTCTGCCGCACATTGGCGATGGAGCGGACCGGGCTGAATTCCGTCTCGCCCTTGATGATCTGCTGAACAAATTCCGGGGGGGCCAGGTAGCCGCCGGTAGTCGGGTCGGCAATAGTCAAAACCTTGCGCTCACCAGGCTCGGGCGTATAGCGCCGGATGGCCTTCTGTTCCTCGGGCGTCAGCACGTAGCCGCGCAGGGCGCTGTCAAACGCCTTCATTTCGAGGCTGGACTGCTCGGCCTTTTCCTCTTTGGCGTTCAGCTTTGGGGTTTTCAGAAGAGCGAGCTCGTCCTTGAACTTGTTGAACTCTTCGATGTTTTTCTCCTGGAAGGCTTTGAACGCGCTGGAATCGAGCTTATCGGCTCCAATCCTTTTGACTTCGGCCTGATAGTCAAGACTGTTCTTGGCGATCAGGTCGGTCAACTCTTTGATTTTCTGTTCATCCATGATTTTCTCCTTGTTAGATTTGCTGAATGTGTCGCTGTGCTTCGCGAACCGCAGCGAACAACGGTTCAAGTGACGGCTCCGTGATGGGTTGAGTGCCTACTGGCGGCTCGTCATCCAAGAGTGCCTTTATGCGATCAATGGCCTTGACGGCCAGTTCGCGCTTGTCTTTGTCGATGGTTTTAATGTCCATCGTTAGGATAGATTCGAGCATGGCTGAGAGGTCGGCAACCGACTTAATGTTGCCGATAGTAGCCTTGCGGTTGGCAGGGAAAACGACAAGGGACACTTCCCACAGCTTGATTTCCTGTAAGCGCCGTACCTTGTCCCGGTCATCATAGGGAGCCTTGACGGCTTCATATCCGATGGACATAGCCTTGATGACTCCCTGTTTCATCAATGAGTGTTTCTCGCGGGCGCTGGGAACATCAAGGTTCAGGTCTCCATGCACCTTTAGCCCCTTGTTATCCTCATGGCCCGTCACCTTTCCGATGGGCTGGGTGACGTCATGGCTCCAGAGCAAGGGGAAAACATCGTTTTCCTTGAGGGTCTTTTTGAATGCTCCGGCCTCCACCACATCGTTATAAGAGTCGGTCACGCCGAACACCGAGGCGTAGCCGTCGAATGTCCCAGCCTCGTCATCAACCTTACTCAGGCTGAACTTGAAATCTTTTGTTTCGCGCATTCGTCCTCCTACAGCTCGCCCACGACGGGGTATGTAGAACACAAACAGTTGCAGCAGTTCCCGGGACCACCACGAGGGTCGCCGGGGTATGCCATCGGCTGGCCGTCAATGCTGAAGTCGTCATCCAGCTTTCGCTCTTGGCCGTCGGCCTCGATATGCCCGTCGCGGCTGTCGGGAACGAAGCTGCACATCCATCCTTTCTTATCCACAAACTCAATGGTCTTGTAGCCTTCGAGCTGGCCATAGTTGTCCACCTTGGCCGACTCGGTGCGGCTCCAGAGCATCGCCTTCCAATCCGTAAGGCTGCTCACGTGATCATGCAGCGCCTGGGCGAACTCGTTGACCGTCATATTCCCGTACTGAGCTTCCTTCAGTGATTGATAGATTTTCTCAAGGGCCGTCCTGTTAACCTTGGTGCCGCTCTCGAATACCATCTTGCGGAGCGCAGCTTCTTGTTCATCGGTCATGTCGAATACCCAGGAGGTCGACTTGTCGGCCTTGAACTCGGCGTCGTCAAATATGTCGCCCTTGGTCGCCTGTACCCCGGCATTGCCAGCCCTGCGGAAGTGGTCCATGTACCACGGCCAAAAGGTCTTGACATACCGCTTGGCCTCTACCTCCACGTCAAGGATGTCATCGGCAGACAGGGAGTCGATGGAGTTGGCCACGGCTACCTTGCGCTTGATCTCGGCGGCCTGCTTCTCTAGGTAGCCCTTGGCGATGTTCTCGAAGGATTTCTCCCGGGACTTGACGCGGATCTCGAAGGACTTCCAGAGCACGGCCTTGCGCTCCCGGGTATCCCAGGGCTGCGCCTTCCTGGCCTTCAGCTTGCGCGCCTTGGCATCATCTTCCTTGTCCTTGGGTGTTTTCTCGTCCTCGGCCTGATCATCGCCCCGTGGTCCTTGTAGCGCGTCAGGAACAGGCTCGGGCTCGGCTATCGCCTGCTCTAGGGGTAACAACCCCATGGGAACAAGCAGCGTATCGGCCTCGGGGCCAAGGTCATCATACCCACAGGCCCGCCGACGCTCATTCGGGGTTAGCCACCAGGCATTCTGCAAATAGGTGAACTTGGCCTGGCGATCTTCCTGTAGCGCTTCGATTTGCTCAGTGTCCACCTTGAGGATGGCGTTCTTGAGCCCGAACATAGGCATAAGCCAACGGCCCAGCTCATCCGTTATGAAGGCCATCATGGGGAGGACAACTTCGGTGTAGAGCGCCCGCCGGGCCTCGCCGTAGTTGGAATACTTCTTTTCGGTACCCGCCCCGATCAGCTCGGGAGCTATGCCAAATACTGAGCAGATTTTCCCACTGTTGATCTTGTCGCCGCCCAGCCAGTCCATTTCCTTTTGGTTCATGGATAGCTGGGTGTATTCAGCATCGCCCTCTACCACAACCGTCTTGCCAACATTGCGTGATCCCTCGTACTCTTCATGCCAAGCGTTCTTGAGGTAGTCCTTCTGTTCCTTCGTGGTGTTGAACTTGAGCGACAGCATCCCCGAGGGGCGCATCTGATTGGTGAACAGGGTGGCATTCCACTCATCGGATAGGTTGGCAATGTCCACCCCACGGGCTGCAGCCGCAATCATCCCGTAGCCGTAGTAATCGTTGGTCGGGTGGAATAGGCGCAGATGGCCAACCTCATCCCGCTTGAAGTCTTGGTTCTCCCCGTCAATCTCGTAGCGATAGCCACCAACTAGGTCGTAGCCGCTGCCCTTCAAGATGGTTACGCGGTCCGGGCGCAGGGAGTATAGGTTGCGAGGCTCGCCCAGGACGGGGACCTGTAGGGGATAGGCATTGCCATTGAGTAACAAATAGCTGACCAGCTTGACTATCAGGGTGCGCTTACTCTCGTACTTGCTGGGGTTATTCAGCATATCCAGTAGGGGGTGCTGCTCGATTTCCTCACCGCTGGCACGATCCGTCAACTGAAACTCCAGGGCTGCCGATGTGTCAGCAATGAGCTTTGTGCAGGCAAACGCTGTCATGCAGTTTTCATATCCGGCCTTGCTCAAGTCGGCATAATTTTTATCAGTCCATTTCACCGGCTCGTAGTTCGTGCGGTTGATGACCAGGTGGGCGGGGTTGTTTTTGATTTGTCTTTTCTGCCAGGGGAAGCGCATTAAATCCTCCACACGTCGGGCCGGACACGAAATGAATCCCAGGTGATGCCATACCTGGCGGCGTCAAGCAGGTGGTCGCGGAATTTCACGGGCATAGGCAGAGGATTGCCGTTGCCGTCCATCTTCCACTTGTATGTGCGGGCCTCGTCTATCAGGTTGCTGGAACCCTCGACGACGTGGATGGTCTTGGAGCGCAGGAGGTCAATGCCAGCCTTCACGCTCTCCGGGCCCTTGTCAGCACCCACCACGCACAGGCCAGCCCGGCGCAGTTCCTCGATGGACTTCTTCTCCGCGCTGTCCCATACCGTCAACTCATTGCCCGTCAGCCCCTTGTCCCTAAGAGTGGCAGCGATGTCGGCATTGGTCAGGCCCGTCTGATAAAGGACTTCCTGCAACCAGTATTCGTTGCCCTTGCGGTGGATCTTCACCACGGCGGCAGGGTCAACGCTGAAGCCGAAGTCGCCGCCGTACCATACCTCGTCAAAGGCCATGTCGGTCGGCAGTGGGACAGTGTCCCATGAATAGATGCGCCCCTTGGCGGCAGCCCAGACGCCCAGGCCATAGATCGAGTACATGGTCGCGTCCTGGTCCCTCAGCGCTTCCAGTTGCAGGGCATAGCGCTCCCGGACTTCACGGATGGGATTGTCCTTGACGGTGGAGACGTGGACGGTGGCCTGCGGGTCCTTGTGGTCGAAGAATCGCTCCTTGATCCATGGGGCCTGCGCCTCGTCGGGGTTGAACGTGCCAATGATCTGATGGTAGCCGGGCCCGGGTTCGCGCAAGCGGAGGTCGATCTGGATGAAGTCCTCTTTCGTGAACTCGGTCATTTCCTCAAGCCATACAGAGGTCAGCCCCTTGATTGACTTGATTTTCTCCGGATCATCCAGGCCATCGAATAGCAGCTCGTTGGTCTTGCCGTTCGGGGCCGTCCATGACAGCCCGCGGTCGGTCTTGTTGAACGTGAATGGGATATTGTTTTCAGCCAGGACGCGCAGCATGACCTCAAGGACAGACTCGCGCACCCGGGAGCGCACCTTGCGGAGGATTAGGAAGCGATGGCCACCTTCCCGTTGACAGCGATAGAATACCTTGCGGGCGGCGAACTCAGTCTTGCCTGAGCCGGCACCGCCGCAAAGGATCAAATACCTCTTGGAGTCATCGAGTAGGGGCTGGAAGGTCTTGGAAACCGTGATTTCCATTACTGCTTGACCTCAACCACCTTGATGGTGAAATGCCTGTCGGTGGGGGTTGAAACCTCTACGCTCTCCTTGACTCTACCCAGGACGCGATCCATCACCATCTGCACCGCCCAGGGAACGCCGAGAGCGGCTTTCTCCCACACCTTATCCACAACCTTGCGGAATCTATCGCCCCGGGCTCCTTCCTCGGCAAATGCCGCTTTCATGGCGGCCGTTATCTCAACGGCCTCTTTGTTCTTTTGCCCGTGCATATTCCGGCGCTGATCTTCACCTTTCGCAAATGGTTTGCCGATTGCAGCAACCGCAGTATTGCTGCGTTTCATTCCGCAACCTCAGCCAGCGCAACGGCAACCGCCTTGTCGGCCTGATGGACCATATTGACGGCGGCAACGATTTCCTGAGTGGGACTGTCGACATCGAGAACAATCCGCATGGATTTGTCCCCGGAGACCAGGGACTTGACGGCCACGCTTTTAATGAGCGCGAGGAAAGCGACCTTGTTTTCCTTCACATCGCCACCATGCCATCTTCGTCATCGTCCATGGTGAACCCGATAGCCGTTGCGCCGTCCCGCTTATGCTTGCGCGGTTTGCGCTTGACCTGTTGCTTCACTTGCGCCTTACGGACGGCCAGGACGAACTCCCGCCGGCATACGAAATAGCCCAAAAAGAACGAGGCAATAATGGCAATGGCGACAACCAGGGAGAAGATCATCTGTCGCCCTCGGAATGCTCACGAGGCCATTCCGTCAACTCGTAGTGCGGCATATCGCAGA